GTGTTTTATCTATACTAAAAAAACGCCCACCTTTAGATAAATTACACTTTTGGCATAGTGTTTGTAGATTGCTCTCATGATCGCTTCCACCTAGTCGCCTTGGCACTATATGGTCAATATGTAACGATCCGTTATCTTGTCCGCATTGTTGGCAGCAATAAGAATCCCGCCTAAGTATGCGCTCTCTCAGCTTTCGCCATTGAGTAGTTGATCCGTTATCTAATGTGCTTCTCATTAGTGCCAGCCCTTGTCTAAGTAGTGCTTATATGCTAGACAGTAATCGCCCTTATACCTATGGCTAACGTATCTAATACCCCAATCTATTTGCCTATAACCGTCTAGGTTTAAGAGCTTCTTGTTACGCATTTGAGGTATCCCATAATGACTACCGTTCTTAGCTCTACTATCGAACTTAGACTCTTTCATATATAGGTTATATGCGCATTTATATTGCTTATCTTTAACGACTCTAGTATGTAAATAGAGTTTAAAGTTATCTTTAGATGATGGCGTATCTGCGTATGTTGGACTCGGTATTAGCAACGCTAAACATAGTGCGCCCGTTAGTGAGGCTCTCCGCGAGCTCACCGGTCGCCCGGCTCTCGTCGAGAGAGTTGATCGTATCGAGTTAGTCAAATACCGGTCAAGTTTGAGCGTACTCTTGGGCGTGTTCCACAGGCTGTGGATAACTTTTATTAACTGTGGATAACTATTCATCGCACTCATGAGCTTGGTCATAATTAAACGAACAGTAATAACAGCCCATATTCTCGCCGCATTTACGACAGGTATATATGAACTGTATCTCGTTACAGCAGCCCATGATCTGACTTCGCATGCTGATCCGGTAATACTGATTAGCGAACGGCATTAGCTCTCCCTGATTGTGTCGATAATACGTTTAACGAGATTACCCTCTGATAGGTTGTCGCAGCGTTCGCATACGCATATCGGTAGGAACTTACGTTCGATCTCTTGAGCTAATACTTCTCGTAAGTCCTCGAGAATTGTTTTGATTTCAGGGTTGCTCATTTCTTGTCCTTTCCCCAGCCCGTACCCTTAAAGATAATCGCTGGCGCGCTAAATACCCTTAGCATGGGATAACTACAGCATAGGGGCGCTATATCGCCGTTAGTTGGTATGGAGTGATTCAGCTCTAATTCGCCGCCGCATTGGTCGCACCGGTAAAGGTAACTAGGCATTAGTTTCACCCACTAAGCAAACTCCCATGACTCCGCATACCGTACACTCGAGAGTCTTAACGCCCGGCGGTAATAGATCGGTCACTATGCGTTCGACTTGTAGCGTTTCGCGCTTACAGCGACGGCACTCAAATTTCAATTTCTCCATAATTGGACTCCTTTAGATTCTCCATAGAATTAAGGTTGATCTGACTGACCCACCATGAGCCGTCCTTATCATGCTTAAAGCGGCTAGTTTTAGCAGCTCTAATCGGTATCCAGCCTTTAACGTAATAAGTCGGTGATTCTCCTACGACCAAAACGGCTAAGTCCTGGACTCGATCGCGCTCTCGTAGGATCAGGTGACCATCTAGCCATTTGGTGTGCTTGATTTCGATACGGTTACCCAAATCGGCTCTTTCCTTGAATTTGTTGATCTCGAGCTTAAAACCCTCGATCCCGAAATAGCGAGCCGCTGCGATCTCAGCCCCTAACGCTTCGGCTGTACGCCTAATCGACTCGTGTATGTTCCCGCGCATATTTTGATCGTGAAAATAGAAGTTTTCCGCACCCTTGCTTTCGCATAGGAAAGCAGCTGCAGCGGCTTGAATCTCCTCGTCATGAGTGAGCGTTATCTTGTTTAGTCCCATATCGCACAGCTCCGAACGTTATCCGGGCAGACGAATCCGCTGTAAGGCTTGCCAGTTTTGCCCACGCCTGATTTTGGAATCATGACGCCATGTAAGCAAGATCGACCGGTGAGTATTCCGCCAATTTCGGCAACGGCTTTAGTCATGTCCCATGGATCATAAGAGCCATTAGAGATCGGCTCTTTTGGCTCATGTGTCACGATTGGGCGCTCTACGCGCTTCATTTCCTCAAGCGATGGACGATTGGCGTTCTCGCTAAATTTGCTTAGTCCGCCAGTGTGTAAGCTGCGCCCAATACTTGAGGTACTACAGTTTTCGAGCGGGAAGCGATTAGCTGTCGATCTAATTTCCTCGGCGAAATCTGTAGCAAAAGGTAACGCGTCGGTTACCTCTTTGTAGATGTCGGTTTGAACTATGTAGCGAGTTCCGTCCTGAAATACGATCTTTACGTCGATCCGACCATTTGGGTACTGAACCCAGAATTTTTCTATTCTTTCTGCGACCGTTTCATAATTTTCAAGATTTGCCATTATGAGTTCCGTACGCGTTCTGTTGCCCAGCGCATAGCAGCAGCTTTGCCACGATGATAGCCGTCTTTAACGCCTTGTTTATATCCAATAGACCAGCCGACTAGAAACCAGCCAATACCGACGACGATAACGACCGCCAATAATTCCAATACTGTAAACATTTTAGCTCCCGATTCCGGGGGCGACCTATTCGCTCCCTAGATATAGGGTGAACTAAAAGTCTGACATTTACAAGCCTTACGCGTATTTAACGGCGTGTCGAGTTGCTTAATAACAAGCTGTAAATTTCATCGACCCGGCTTTCAAGTCGGGAAATTTGATCCTTGACGCTCGACCCATGATTCGGGCGCAGCTCGCTTAGGTAATGTTTTACAAGGTGTCTAATAGCTGTAGAAAACGCCACTAAGAGCGTGACTATTGCCACGCCCATAGCAGCCCAGTCGTTAGCGTTCACTAGCTTTTAGTGCCGAACGTAACGTCCTTAGGATTCAGGTAACGCATAAGTAGTGGCACGATCCCAGCCCATAGCCCCCAAGCTAGTTTTTTAGGATCGGTCTCGCCGCTCATATAGACGGCAAGCGCTCCCGCGAGCGCAGATCGTCCATAACTAGCAGCCATAGCCTTTAGCTCTTTCATTACTTTTCTCCTAACCCCAGCGCCTTGATTAGCTCTGAGACTTTTTTAGGGCTTACGTTGATTTCGAAGTGCATCTCGTCTTTTCGCTGTTGATAATCGCCGCCCCAAAATAATCCGTACTTACGGGCAAGCGCTCTAATCATTGGCACTTTTTCAGCTGGAAACGTTCCCACTTTTCCGAGTTGGTGTTTCGTAGCGTTCAAGTCCACCGCAGTACCGGACGCGTGATTGCTTAACTTTGTAGCTACTCCACGAACTGAACGAAACGCGTATCCCCAGTCGTCGAGCTGACCGCCATCGAGCGGCTCGATTAGTTCGTTAAACTCTTTACAGAATCCCACGATTAACGGGGCTACAGCTTCGGCGCAGCGTATCTTTAACGAAGTCCCGGGAATTGCGTAAGACTTGATCTTGATATGCGCTGGCTCTTTTGAAGCTTCCCAGCCGTTATAGCTAGTTAGGCTCATTATCTATTCCCAATATCTCAGGCGCAATAAACGTTTTAGTTACTTTGTCATAAAAATAACCAATACCAGCAAAGTTCCCGTTATAGCTTGTCTTAACCCATGTGCCGCCGAGATTATCGAGTAACCATTGGTAACCCTCATCGCCGTTAAAATCGTTATTATCGCCCACTGTAACGCGAATAACTTTATTATCTTTATCTAATTCTGCCCAGTGACTCATGCTGGATACCTCACAATAACTAAACCTGATCCACCATTACCCGCGGTCGTTGACGTAATACTTACGCCGCCCGAGCCCGAACCTGTATTTATTGTCGCATTACTTGACGCTGTGCTATATGAGCCAGCTGTACCGCCACCCGAACCCGCCGCGCCTTGAGTTGCCGAATTGCTTGATGATCCGCCGCCACCGCCCGCAATATATCCGCTGACTCCGGTGCTTGTTGCTGTATGCCAAGTCGAATAAGTATTCGTTCCGTCGCCACCAGCGCCACCGACTCCAGTCGAAGCGTTACCGTTTCCGCCAGCACTACCTCGACCGCCACCGCCGCCATTAGCTAAGTGTGTTCCGTTATTAGATGTACCGCCCGCGTTACCTTGTCCCGATGTAGCCGCACCAGCTGAACCAGTCCAGCCAGCGCCACCGCCAGAACCGCCAGTTCCGCCAGTTGCGTTACCGGATTGACTTCCACCAGCTCCACCGCCGACAGCCGCGGTTAATGATCCAAATACCGAGTTAGTTCCGTTTCCGTTACTTGTACCGCCGGCGCCGATTGTTACGCTGCTTGATCCGGTTAATGATTGACCAGAAGCATAGAAAACGCCACCCGCTCCACCGCCGCCGCCGTTATTACGCATGCCGCCGCCACCGCCACCAGCAACGACTAAAACTTCACAGGTTAGCGATCCACCCGTTACGGCAAAAGTTCCGTTGCTCGTAAATGTGTGATAAGTGAAACCGCCCGAAGTCACTTTCGTTCCACCCGTTGCGGTTGCTCCAGTTTGCGAAGCTAAAATTCCGAGTATTGGCATTTTATGAAAGCGATCCCACGATTAGAAACGTATCGGAAGCCGTACAGATTGCGGTCGCGGCTCCGTATTGTTTATTTATTTTGGGAGCTGCTGCGGTCGCACCTGTTGAAACGATTGTCACGCCGACGCCAGCTGCGAAAGTTACTTGTCCCGCTCCTAATTGAGCTAGGTTAATTTGTTGACCAGTCGTGAAAACTGATGGCGGTAAAGTTAAAGTTATTGCCGCGGCATTTGTTAAAGTAACTAATTTTGTAGCGTCGGAAGCTATGAGTGTGTAACTTGTGCCTGTTTGTGCGTTAAGTGTTAAAGCTGCTGGCTGAGCCGCAGCTGCCAAATCGTAAGCTGCTTTAACCGCTGTCGGTGT